GTCATTTAAATAAACATAAACCCCATTATCACTATGTAAGTTTATGTTAGTGTACATAATCGGACCACCCTCAACAATTTCATTTGGAAAATAACCTTGATTAAATATAGTATTAGCAGAGTACGTATAAGTACTTCTTATTAAATTATACCCTCCTGCCGACGGATTATCAAAAATTCTCCAACAGAATCTATTTTGAGTACTAACACGTAACCCAAATGGATTATTTGATGTTGCCACATCATTATTGAGTGGTATAACATTTTCTACATCACCACCACATTGTGGTTGGAAGGATGATGACATAACAGTATTATCCATCCAAGAATAATAACTAATTAAATTTGAAGTAAACCCTGAGTATTGAGAAATTACGATACCGGTCGTCACAACTAATTGACCACCCGTATATCCACTTATTTCACCAATAACCGGAGTAACTTGTGGTATATAACTAAATGAATTATAATAAAGTTTTTGATTGGAATATGTATCTGTGATAATATTACTACCACCTAAATCAGAACTTAAATGACTCACGTTTAAGAATTTACCCTGAATAGGTACATTCATATGATAATACTCCGAAACAGTTTTACTACTCTCACTATTAAATCCAAACAACCTACCTAATCCATATGAAATAGGAACTTTAGGTGTGTATGGGTCAACACCTCTATTTAAAATTAAAACACAAATACTTTCGTGGTTGTCAACATAAGGTAAACCTCTAAAGTTTGGTAAGTTATCAGAATTGTTAACAAAACTTTCTGTTTCTTCTTGCCCAATAAAAGTCGTATTATTAATATATCGACTATTTAGTGAGTCAAACCCTAATTGAGTACTACATTGTCCGCTAAATTGACTATAAGTCATTCCCGTTATAACTTGAAAATATTCTACATCGGTAGGGAATTTATGAAAATTATTTGTAGTGTCTGCGGTTATATTTACATTATAGGTTACAGGTGACGACACATTACCTGTACCGTCTACTTTAGCGTAATAAACCTTTATTTTTGTTAAACCCGTCGATGTTATTCCGGTAATTGAGTTATTCCCATAAACATTTGTTACACCACCTGTAAGATTAATATCTTTACTTAATTCTGGATTCTGAAAAGAAATTAATTGACCGGGTGTTAAATTTTGTATAGAATCTTTATCACATAAGATTACTGTGGTATTATCATAATGCGTATCAGTTTGTTCTGGTTGAAAATTAACCGAAATTCTATTTACACCACCACCAGGATTATTTGTACTATTATTGAAATATTTAGCCTTAACATTAAATAAATTAATTCTATCCGCAACCGGTATACTTGTTGTGTAAATAAATCTCCAAAGGTTATTATCACTGCTATCAGTTGAGGTTAAATAATGCGCCCCAATATTATTTGACGCGTACTGTAAATCATAAATAACTCCCGTTAATTGTTGTTTATAGACCTGAGCACGTGATGTTAAAAATCCGTTAGGATTTTTTGGTGATATTACAGGTATATTAAAAGATGATGTACTAAATAACGGTAACATACCAGGTATTAAACTAATAGAAGTGATATCATTATTAGAAACAATAGATGGACAAGGAATCAATTCATTACCTGTGTTTAACGATGGGCTACCAACAGCCTCCCCAATATTTTCATCAGTTGATGAGTCGGGACTACAAGAACATAATTCACAATCAGGATAAGTTAAAATAGGTACTTTAATTCCCGATAATTTTATTTTAAATAATTGTTTAATTATTAATCCAACTAAAAGACCCGCAGCTATCCAAGCTAAACCCGTCAAGAAATTACCTAAACTAAATACCGCACCAAAACCATAACTAAATGCTCCTACAACCATAAAAGCCCCAACAATTCCAAAATAAAGAGCTAAAAGAGGTAATAACAGAGTTCTTAAAATCCAAACAATAAAATATAAAATATGTAATAATAATATTAACGCAAAAAACACTGGTGTTAACATTATACTAAAAAACATAAAGATTATGTATAAAATATCAAATCTAAAATTACCATCATTTGTCGGAAATCTATAATTAAGTCCTGAACAAGTATCATCTAAAATGTTTTTAATACCAATATATCTTTCCATACCAGTACCTTTTCTAACACCACTAATAAATTGTGAAACAGTGTAAACTTTATTATACTGCATCATGTAAAATCTATCCTTACAATCTATAGCCTCTTGAATGATTTGATTAAAATTTGAACTTCCACTAAACCCATAGTCGTACCAATCAACACTAAAAGCGTATGATTCATCTCCGTTTGGCGCATCATATTCTTTAATATTTGGTACCAAAAAATATGCACGTCTCGTGGTTTCACTTAACGATGGTGATTGTGACCACTTTACTTTAAACCTATATTTACCTTTTGTTGGTATTCCCTTTTCCGGGTCATTAGATAGTACCTGTTCTCCAAATTCATTTGTAATGTAATAATCCAAATTCATCGGCACATCAATTAACCAAGTACCATTTTCATCAATAACTTTCCCACCACCTTCTAAACTAAAATTTTCTAAAATTGGTCTCCCATTAATGTCTTGTTGAATTGTTTGTCTAATAGCTAATATTTCCCCGGGACCGGTGGTTAAATTACATAAATGACCTGATTTACTTGGCGGTCTACACCCTGTTGAGACAGCACTGCTATTTGGTCCTGAGATTATTGACCCCATAAAGACAGATGTTGGTCTAATATCAATATTAGCCTCCCCACTTAAATCAAAATCCGTTCTTGTAATACCTAAATTACAAATTTCGGGTTGCCCCCACAATGGTTCAACTTCAATACTTCTATTAACCGTAATAATTTGTGGTAATTCCCTTAAATTGTTTGATGATTTAAAATTTGTTCCAGACACTTGAGATTCTGTTGCAATACCCATTCTAATCAAATCTTGAGGTGATAATGAAAATTCGCCAATATCAGACAAATCAACGTCTAAAACTACGGTATGTGCTCCAACAGGAACACCAAATATCATATAATCACCACTATCATTTGTTGTGGCATTATATTTATAATATTTGTCATAAACTTGAATTAAGGTTGGATTTGTTAAAACATCTGTTCTTGTGAAGAATGTACCGGTTGGTACGTGAGCACTATAGGATTTAACATAAGGAAGTAAATTATATCTATAACCATCATCATTAACATCAGATAATGATTTATAAGGATATAATTCAGAAATTATTGGGTCTGATTGGTCAACACTATCTATTGGTATAAAGACCGAAACTTTAGCGTTTGGAATACCAAATCCATTATTAACACTTATACGACCAACAATAACACCATAATCAGCACATTGTCTAGTATAAATCTCACTTTGTAATATTTTTAAGGATAGAATCTCTAAATAATCAAACTCTTGGTCAATTAAAACCTTAATTGACTTGTCCACACCGGGTTGAGTTCGTATTCTATATGATTTTGACATACATTATCTTTTTTAATAAATAGTTTATACACTATTTTTAAAAGATAATTCATTATATTTAAAAATAAATTATTACGAGAAATTAACGGTTTTAAGATTTTTAACTCTAATATTGATATCTTTGTTTGGGTATTTAATTTGATAAGTTTGATTTGGTTCAGCAAATATAGTATCGTCTATCAACAAAATTTGTTTTGTAGCGCTATTAATATACCTTTGAGATGTCTGTGATGATGAATATTGACCACCAACTTGATTAAAGACTTGAATATCAGATAATGAAATCACACCGTTCTCACTTTGTATTAATCTTCTTAATTCAGATATATTAACATTTTCCCCCATTTGTCTGTTTATTGGGTCAAAGTATTCTGAAACAATAGTGATGATTTGAGATATTACCGTTCCTTGATTTTGAGTATTATCTAAAACCACATCAATATTAAAACTTAAATCGATAACATTTGCACTTTGTATTGAGACATAATCATTTATCATACGATAGTTTGATAAATAATTTGCAACATTATTTTTTAATGTGTTTGATATTACCTCAGTTAATCTACCTGATTCATCGTAAGATAACATCTGAACAATAATTTTATTATTATTTTCGGTTATGGAAACTTTTGCTGGAGCCCCAAATTGTGACGGCATCGTTCTGATGATTGAATTATAATCATTAACAGTAACCGCTCTTTTTTGAGATGCAAAATTATACGATACCAAATTCCTAACTTCTTCTGTTGTTGGAAAATTTGCCCCACCGATTGCCGCGGTAACATTAGTACATCTCAACGAATTAATAACTGTGGTGTTTACACTTTCTGACGGACCATTAACAAAGAATGAAACCGTACCGATTTGTGTGATAGAATTAACACCAATATTACTTCCAACACCACCACCTACTCTATATTGTACAAATAATGTCGTGTTAGGTTTTAATGTACTACCTAACGCTAAATTGTTTGAATACTTGTATAAATTTAATTGGTACCCATCTCTAGCAAATTCTCTTAATTGTTCATCCGCCGATTGAGACCCCCCACCAAAAGTCATTTTTAAAAATCCTTCAGGTGTGAACTCAGTTATGAACTTCGTACTTGTTTGAATGTATTTACCAACTTTAATCCCCGGAGAATCCGATACTTTTGTTGGGTCTTCAACAAACACTCTATCCTCAGCTAACGCATCAACCTCATACCATCTATTATTTAAACCTAAAAATTCTTGAGATGAAGGTATATTACTATATTGGGTACTATCTTTTAACAATACACCTGTAACTCCTAAAACATTTTTTTCGGGTAAAAATAACTCATAAAAAGGACGAACATCATTTGATGTAATAACTTTTTTAAATACTTTTGTTGTTCCGTTAACAACAGTTTCTCTTTTGGTTATGGTGTAATTTAATAATTTGTTATTAGAGTCAAAATTAGGTATTTTTAGTCTATTTGGGAATCCTTCGTTATTTATTGGTGACGCAAAATCAATATCGTAAACAGTTTCAAAAACTTGACCAGCACCATTAACCTGAGAACCTCGTCTTAATATACCACAATATCTCAAGTCCTCTTTATCTCCAAATGCCGGAACAGTAATTGAGAAATCAACCAACGCAACCGATGGTCTCATTCCCGGAACTTTTAATCCATAAGTTTTTGCTATATTAAATACCGACGACCTTTGTTGTGCGTATTGTAGTACTGTTTCTTGAACACTTCTATCAATATTAAATTGTAAATTATCTGTAACGGCAGCATTTAAATCTAATAACACCGAAAACACCGACGCATCATTAAAATTTTGAATTGTGTCCGGATAATATGTTTTGGTGAAATTAATTAACTCCGTTCTTATTGATTGGAAATCTCTAGTTGTGTAGGATATTTTTTTATTTGCCATAATTTTATATATTAATAATTACAAAGTCACTACTGTTGAACACATCGTTATTTACTGTGTAATCTATTTTAACTTTTGCGGTATGTTCTTTATCTGAGATATTTGGAACTCTAAAAACCCTCTCATCATTATCATTTATGTAACTACCTTTATCTTCTTCACCATCCGAAGCATCAGTAATACTAATTTTTGTTATTGTAATTCCGGGTAAATAAACTTCGGCCGATTCTCTAATTTCAGATTCAATATCTGAAAATGTTGGGCCATCTAAAGGTTCAAAAATAAATTCATACAATCTTGTACCAAAATCGGGTAAATAATATCTACTACCTTTTCTTGATAATAAAAGATGAATCAAATTTGACCTAATCTCTTGTTCGTTATAATCTGATAAGTCCAAATATTTCCCATCAAAAGAATCTCTGAAGGGAAAAGTTAAACCATAAGTAATTCCATCTGCCATAACTATAAATATAGTGTCGTGATTATTTTTTATAAATACCCCTAAAATAAAAATCACGACACTAATGTCGTGATTATGTCGCGATTATTTTATTTAAGAACCACACCCAAAACATTCAAATTCGGAATCTGTTGGTTTTTGTTTTATATCAACAGTTGGTTTATCTATTATTTTCTGTTGTTGAACTTTTGTAATATCAACAGCTAAGTGTTTTGCTCCGGTTGATATCGCCTTTGTTCTAACATAATAACAAAGAGTTTTCAGTCCTTTACCCCAAGAATGGAAGTGAGAAGATGAAATTTTTGATAATGTTGGTTCAGACATATAGATATTCATTGATTGTGATTGGTCAATGAACGGTGCTCTATCTGCCGCCATATCAATTAATTCTCTTTGTGATATTTCCCAAATTGTTTTGTATTTAGGAATTAAATACTCAATTCTCTTAACTTTTTTGTTGTAATTTTTATCTTCATTATCCAAATAATGATTAAAATTAATATTTTGAATTGAACCTTCGTTCATTATAATTTCATTTTTTAAATCCTCACCCCAAACACCTAACTTTTCGAAATCGTTAATTAAATATTTATTAACAATTAAGATTTCTCCCCCAACCACACGACGATTAAATAAAGCCGAGTGAGCCGGTTCAGTCATTTCAAATGAACCTGTAATTTTTGCAGAAGACGCAACAGGCATTTGAGCGGTAAATAAAGAATTACAAACACCATATTCGGAAACACTATCTTTCAATCCATTCCAATCCCAACGACCTGACAAATTATCTTCATTCATTCCCCACATATCAAATTGAAATATACCTTTTGACATTGGAGAACCCTTAAAGAATTTATATGGTTGGAATACCCCTTCTCTACATAAAGAATTACTTTCGGCAATAGCTGCAAAATAGATAGTTTCAAAAATATCTTTATTAAGTTTTTTTGCATCTTCAGATGTGAAAAGATAATCCATTAAGAAAAATACATCCGCAAGACCTTGTGTCCCAATAGCAATAGCTCTTTGTTCTAATCCACCTTTTCTACCTTGTTCTGTTGAATAACTATTGATATCAACAACTTTGTTAAGTGCTCTCACTACTTTTCTAACCTCGCTATAAAGTAAATTGAAATCAAACTCACCTTTAACAATAAAGTTTTTTAATACCATAGATGATAAAGTACAGATTGCTGTGGTGTTTTCATCAGTATATTGGTAAATTTCACAATTATGAACTAGAATATTATTAGCATAAAAACATTCTGTTTCCGGTACTTGGATATCATAAACATCCTCTTTTTCTTTTATTTTTTTTATTTTTAACATATATTATTTTTATTTAACGTATTCAAATTTATAACCCTTATGTGTTTTTCTTTTACCTTTACATACTGACACAATAATAGACGAGTTACCACCTTGAATACTTTTTGCCGCTTCAGTAATACTTTCATAAATTATTTTAGTGCCATCGGAATCTATTCTAATTATAGGTTTTTTACCATTACCGGTCAATCCTAATTTGTATTCAGAACCCTCATATCTAAAAATATTAGTGGTTTTATTATTTTTAATACATTTTCTACGAATAACTGACATACAACAGTTATGATATTGTGACGCTTCATCAACATCACAATACTCACATTCAATTACATCACTAATATTGCGCTTAAAATATACTTTTTTTCTTTTTATTTTTCCTTTTTTTGGTTTAACATATGATTCTTGTAATGATTTAACAATAACTAATTCAGAGCCTTCATACTTCCAATGATATCCTTTATGGACACCTCCTTTATTTAAACAAGTATATAAACGAGATGGTGACAGTTGGTATTTTTTAATTGCCAGTATTGTTGTTAATTTATCTAATACTTGACCAGTATTAACATCCAACATTTCAATTATAGGTAATTTTTCTTCTCTTATTTTTTTTAATTTATTTTTTAATTCAACTGTCATAGATTTACCCGTATTCCAATGAAATCCATTATTTTTTCTATACAAATGACTATAATTTTTATCTAATGGTTTTCCATAATTAGGGTTATTAATCCCTAACCAATTTTCAGAATTTATTTTCCTTAATTTTTCTTTTAATCCCGGCACAAATTGTGAAATATCTCCCCCAACCCCACCATTGGTAATGTTAGTTAATATACCACCATTCATTTTTTTTCCGTAAAAATTTATCAACTCACTTTCAACTTCTAAAACTTTATTTTCATCATTATCTTCATAAACAATAACATAATTTGGTTTAAAATTATTTTCTTGTAAAATTTGTATTGTTCTAGTTTTGTGAGGATTTACATTTTTTTTATTATGGGATTCACTTTTAATATAATGAAATAAATGCCGTTTAACTTTGTTTTTAGTTTCATAATAACCTTTACCAACATAAAATGGTTTATAATTAACCCCGGAATAATAATTATTATCATATTTTCCGGGGTATCTATCATCTAATAATATATACACATAATAACCCATAAAACTATCTTTATATATAAATATACAGATAAAAAGTAAACTACAAAATGTTCGTTTCTAAAATATCAATTTCACTTAATTCGTCAGCTCTAACATACCCACGATTTTTAGTAAAAATTAAATGGTCTGGTGTACATCTAAGAGAAAACCCCGTTTCTTCATCAATAATTTCTAATATTTCAGAATTTTTCCGAGTTAACTTACCTGTTAATATATCAACAAAAATATCATCTTTACTTTTAACCTTTAACTGTTCAGAACATTCAATTAATGAAATAACTTCAGATATTAATAATTTTTGTATCTCACCATTTTCTCTTAAAATGGTTAAGACAGCGTCTCCTGTTAAACAACATAGATTAGATTGTTTAATCACCCCAATATTCTGATGGTTGGTCTTTCTATTAGCGTTATCTTTTGACGATAAATAAGGAACTCCGGTTTCAACCTGAGACTCAATGATTTTATTCCAAATTGTCTGAGCTTTAACTTTTTTACCTAAACCAAGTTCAACCGCTTTATTGTAGTTTGACTCATACTCATCACCATAAGCTTCTTGTAATGGTTTGATACCCGCCTTAATAATATCATTAGGACAAAACAAATACCAATCACTATTGTTTTTAACCGCATTCATAAAGTTGTCCGGTAACCAAATAGCAATAAA